TTTCTTGTTACCCATATCTTTCATCTTTTTAATTTCTAATTCACAATAATGAATTATTTTTTCTAAATCTTGAATTCCATTTTTATTTAAGTATCTACACACGTACTTTATAACGTTTCCCTGGAAAAAAGAAAGGTCATTCTTAGAAATAAATTCATAAGGTTGAATGTAAAAGTCTTTATAGTGACTTCCGCCAATCTGTTTACCTTGTGGAAATGCGTCTTTAAATATATCTTTATTAGTCATAGCTTATATCCTTTCGTTTCTATTTTAGCTTTAAGTTTATATAGATTATTTTTTGCACGAGTTATTCCAACATACCAAACTCGATGCTCTTCATCTTCTTTGTCTTGACTTCTTTTGATAGCTTTTAATATTTTCTTTCCCATATCTAAACAAAGAATAACGTTTTGTTTTTCCCCACCTTTGAAAGCATGAATAGTGGAAGTCCATATTCGAGCTTTAGCATCTAAATCTTCTTTTGCTTCTAGCAAAGCCAATAAATAATCTTTATCTTCTTGAACAACATTTTGAAAAGCATCATACCAATTTTTATTTAAATCTAATTCCTCTGTGCCAGCATATTCTTTTATTTCCTTAATATATTTATCTTCCAAAGGTACGTTTTGTTGTAAAAGTTCATAGTTTTTAATGGCTTTTTTCAAAGAAACACTAATACTTTTACCTCTATTACTTTCAAAATATAAATTTTTTCTTCGTAAATCTTTTTCTATTTTTAATAGTCTTGAAACTGTTCTAGTTAATATTAACCATTCCCCTTTAGATAAATCTATTTGATCTAAATTAGCTACTTCTTCACATATGCCTCCATAGTCTCTTGAATAATATTTTTTTATTTTTCTAATTCCCTGTATGTTTTCAATACATGTTTCAGATTGTTCTTGAACTGATTTAGGTATTCTTTTTGAATACTTCAATACTTTTTCTTTTGCAGGTTCTTCTATAAATCTTTTAACATCAGCTCCCGCCCAGGCAAAGATAGCTTGATCATCGTCTCCTGCTAAATAAATATCTTCAGATTTTTCTTTTAATTGATCGTAAAGTTTCCATTGTAATGGAGATAAATCTTGAGCTTCGTCAATAAAGACTGCTTTAAATTTTGGAATTTTATCTTTCTTATCTAATAGAAGTTGAATCATATCATTAAAATCCATTAACTTTTTCTTCTTTTTATATTCAACATAATTATCTGCAATGTGTTGCAAAGTGTCTAAATAAATTTCATCAGTGTTATGTTCTCCTCTGTTAAATTCTTCTTCTACATCTACACATCTATTAATAGCTCTATGTAATATTTGAAAATATTCATTATCACATGTTAGATAGGAGGATTCTTCTTTATTATATCGATCGTAATATTTAACTTTGATATTTAATTTTTTACCAAATTTTTCATAATGGTAAGGTTGCATAACTTCTTTATCGCTTTCATTTTTTAATAGATTAAATGCAAATGAATGTAGGGTTTGAAAATAAATTAATTTTTTAGGAGAAGCGGGCATTCTCGTAATAGCAACTGCTGCAGCTTTTTTAGTAAAAGCAAAGTATCCTATTTTATCTAATGGAGTTCCAATTCGAACATATGCTTTTGCTCTATTAATTAGTCTATATGTTTTACCTGTTCCTGGTGGACCATATAATTTATAGATCATTAAATAATATCCTCTTCATCTTCATAGTCTAAAATTTCATTAACATTTTTTCTTTCTTCAAATAAATATAATGGAACTCTCAAAACTTTTATTGGAGGAAAATAATTATTATCTTTATCCTTACCAGGAAATCTTTTTAATGTATTAAACAAAGCTTTCTTTTCTTTTTCTTGAGGTTCTTCAGATTCAAATAATTCTTTTATCATGTAAGAAGTTCTTTGTGGATCTATTTTCCATTCTTTAGTTTTTAAATCTGAATAAAATTCATCATATACAAACCACGCATACTTATCATTTAATAAAGGTTTACCACTTTCAAAAGATTTATAAGTAGTTGCTTTTGGCCCATAAATGTATTTTTGTAGATACTTTAATAATATATCTCTAGGACTTGTACCTTCTGCAGGTTCTATTATTTCTACTTTTTCTTTATCAAATAGTACAGACATCACTTCTAAAAACTCATTACCTTTTATATTAGGTGGTGTGATAAATGCCTGTTCCATTAATAATGCTCTTAATGCCTTTTGACTCTCTAATTTATATATGTCTTTAGCATGTATTTGTGCTGTTTGCCCGTTTGGGTTTTCAACAGTAAATTTCCATTCTGGAGTTGGTTTATAATTTATTTTTTGTAAAGCAAACATCCTAGGCCATGTTTCTTTCTTGTCTGATAAAACTCCATGTTTTCTTTTAACACAAACGGATTTAAGACAATGTGGTTTTAATAGTTCTCCAGTACATTGATAACCTTTTGTTTTTTCATTGTCCCAACCTTTGATTTTAAATTTCACATGATCATCTGTCCATTTAGAATCAAATTTAAAATAATTTCTTGCAGCTTCTACAATTTTACCTTTCCAATCATCTGGATATTTTTTCTTAGCAAAAACCATGTAGTTATATAAGAATCGATCTCTATTATCTTCCATAATATCTTTTGTTAAAATACCCAAACAAGGTGGACCGTCTTTAAATTCTTCTCCACTGCCTTTTATTTCTTCGTAAATAATATTGTCTTGTATGTCTTTTAATTGTTTTTTTGTAACTGAATTTAATTCAATACATTTTAAAAACATATCTAACGACATTTCAGTTCCATCAGGAGATAAAGCTCTTCGATCATCGCCATTGTATGGTAAATTTATAAAGTTACCATTTGTTTTACCTCCATCTGAAGATTGTAAACTTGTTTGTTTTGGAAATACTTCTGTTTGAATAGACAGTTTAAATACATAAAGCATCTGTTCTAAAAATTGTCTTATCTCAATTGCTTTAACAAATTCAGTGGTGAACACATATAAATGTAGTCCACCACTTTTGGACAGGACAGGAATTAAAGGTAAATTTTTTTCTTGTATTGTTTTTAAATAAAATTCTCTATCAATAGGATATTTGTCTACATCAATTGCACCAAACCTTGCTGTAGATTCATCTGTGCAAGGTTGAATTCCAATTGATTTAATTCCTTTAATATGGTCTTCATAATCTTGATCTGTAATTTTTGTTTGTGACCATTCGTGTTTAAATTTTTTCTTTCCTGTTTCCGCATCTACATAACCTTCGTCTGTTTTACAGACACCATAATTCCTTGTTAACCCTGTAAAGTATTTTATAAAATCTTTCATACCTATCCTTATTTTTAAGGCGCCTCCAGTCTCCCTTCAGCGCCTCTGCTTGGCCAGCATCCCTAAGAGGGAAACTAAATAATATCTTCTTTTTGAGAAGACTCAGTTTTTTCGTACTTAGGTTTTGTATTACCAGTAAAAGCTTCTTCTTGAAGTTTTTTAGCTGTGTCATAAATAGCCAAATCATTTTTATCTGATAAGTCTAACATTCTTACCTTTGATGGTTTGTAAACATGCCAACTTTTATCTCCCCAGTTTTTTCCAACTGTTTTAAGATTAAAGATAGCTGAGTATGCCGCAGGTCTAAATGAACCTTGTTCATCTGTTGCTCTTAAGTTTTGAATTAAATTATTTAATTCTCTACCTGGAGTTAAATTAGATGATCTCATGGTTATTACAGCTCTTCTAGTTTCACCATTAATTAATGCAAGTACATAGAAATACATGGTTTTTTCACAGTAATTACCATTTGATAATCTGTATCTACCATTTCTTTCTTCCACTGCATCTTTTGGCGGCTCTACATGAGTACCGACTGGTGCTGCTGCACTGTCTCCTCTTTCTTGCCATTCAGGGAATCTAGTTTGTGAGTGACAAATGACTATATCAAGTCCTTTATCTCCACTAATTAAAGAACCGAAACTACTAGAATATATCATTCCAGGTTGTGCACCTGTAACATATTTAGCGTTTCTTTCATTACATTCAGGAGAAAGTTGGTGAAGAATTTTTAAGATCGGAGTTGATGTATCACTCGCCTTAATTTCTTCTGTTCCTTTACCTGAATCAGCTCTTAGATTGATTGGTGATAGCGCACCTGCACTATTCTTTTTAACCATTTCTGTATTATTTGACATATATATACCTATTAGTTATTTGTTATTAGTTATTTTTTAGTTTTTACTTTTGTTTGATTTCCATCAAACGTCCAAAAAAGATCTTCAGGAACAACATTACCTTTGTTCTTCCAATCTTCCATGGTTACTTTTAGAGTCATGGCATGAACCGCCTCTTTTTGAGAAGGTTCATAACCTTGACCCCGTGCAAGGGTAGCATAAGCCATAGCCTTGTTTTCTTCGCCTTGACCAAAGTTAACTGTGATTTCATTTTTCACAATATCACCTAAGCCATTGTTTCGAAGCCATTGTATCGCTTCAGCTTTTTTATCAGCTTTAATTGAAGCGCTGTACACTTTTTTAACAGACAGTTCTGAACCATCTCTTAATGTAACTGTACTTAAATTTAGTTTATTCATTATTTCAGGAATAGTAAAATTATTTATATACTTTTCCTGTTCTTTTAATTCTTTTAATTTTGTTTCTGTTGCTAAAACCTGAGCACCAATAGAAGTTAATTTTTCTATTGCTTCAGATAATTCTGTTGGATCAACCGCTGTAAGTTGATCGGGTGCATCGTCACGTAGACTAACCATATATTACTCCTTTTACTTTCAGTTTAACTTTCATCGTTTCTAATATAGAAACTATTTTATTTTTGTCAATACTATTTTTGAAACAAATTAATCTCAATTGGAAAATATGCAGATTGTATTCTGTCCCATTTTAATAATTTAAATTTACCATTAGTTACATCACTTGCTACAGCACATACAACTCCAATTAGAGCTGGATCGCCATAAAGTAGTAAAAAATCTTCAGATGTAAATTCTCTTAAACTATTTTTTATTTCAATAATAAGTGGACCTGGTGAAAATTGCATTTGTTTTAAACGTGGAAACATTGTCTTAATTTCGCCATATTTGATAGCAGGAGTTAAATCAAACTTAGGTTCTCCCGTTATTTTATCGTTAGGTATTTCTTGTACTAAATAAACTTTTGCCATTGACTTTTTTTCTTTCCATTCATATATATACCATCAGAAAGTAATGTAAAGGTATATAATATGATTAATTATAAATTTAAAACACAACCATATAAGCATCAATTGGATGCATTGCAAGAGTCTTGGGATAAAGAAAACTTTGCCTATTTTATGGAAATGGGTACAGGTAAATCTAAAGTTCTTTTGG